GCTTCTTTAAATTTCGCAGGGGTGAATTTAATCACCTTATCGTTGAACTCAACAACATACGAATTTTTCTCTTTCTTACACAATTTGTAGTCTTTTAGCACCACAAGCCAACTCGCATAATCATCTATACCAGAATCAAAATACATGTGGAACTCCGCTTTTCTTAACGGTGGACCCAATCTGTTTTTTGTGATTTCACACTTGGTTTTCATACCAACGATTTCTTCACTTTTCTTAATTCTTCCAAGATTTGAAAGACGGATGCGAACCGATGCGTGGAATGGCAATGCTTTACCACCCGATGTTGTATATTTATCACCGAACATTGCACCTAATTTGTCACGCAATTGATTAGTAAAAACTATTGCAATTTTTTCTTTGCTGATTAAATTGGTAATTTTTCTCATAGCCTTAGACATGATAATTGCTTTTGCCGTAGCCCAGCCTTCCTTATCAAAATCTTGCTCCATTTCTACCTTTGTGGATGCGCCCGCCACGCTATCAACTAAAATAGCAACAAGCCTGTCGCTATCACCTTCACGAACCTTGGCAATAATGTCTTCAATTGTTTCAAAAACATCTTCCATAGTTTCCGCTGGGACATACACCATCTCTTGTGTATTAACACCAATTGCATTTAAAAATTGTCGGCTAACCGCAGATTCAGTATCAATGTATACTGCGATTCCACCTTTTTTCTGACACTCTGCCAGAATGTGTGCGCCAACCAAACTTTTACCGGACGCTTCAAGGCCATTAATTTCACATATTCTACCAACTGGTATTCCACCATGTGGCATATTTGCAATGCGTAAATCTAATATACTTGAGCCGGTTGAAATTCAATCGGAAATATCAGCGGGATTTTCATCATCAAGAAAATGTGCAACCTTTAGTCCGCCACCTGAATTCAAGGAATCTGCAATTGAATTAACAAGCACATCTTCCCTATCTATTGTATCTGTCATATTTTTCTCCATCATGTAATTGGGGCGAAGTTGCCTCCGCCCCTGTTATTACTTTACCGTTTATGCTGTTGCCTTGGCCTTGTTGAACAGGTCATCGAAATCAGCGGCGGTTGCAGACTGGGATGTAACCTCAGCCTGTTGTGGTGATGGAGTGTCGGTTACTTCAGTATCTTCTTCTTCATCCGTTGGATTCAGATATTGGACTAAAGCATCCTTCAAGTCATCATATGTTAATTCCTGATAGACTTCCCTAATATCCTTTTGGTTATTAAGTAGTGCATCCAACTGAGCTTTGTTCTCAGTCAATGGTGTCTGATTAGGTTTAACACGGATTGTTGTTTTTGGAAAGTTTGCGCCGGTTTCTTCCTTTGGAATGAATTTCACCGTGATGTCACGACCGTTTAACGGGTCTGAAATATCACCATAATCTTCATCAAGAAAGAATTCCATTAGCTCAGTATTAACTAACTTTCCAAAGCCCCAAAACTTAACACCTTGAGCTTCTTCACCACGAACAACTACAGGTAGAAATGTACGTGTTTTGGCCTCAAGTTTACGAGCCATTTGATAAGAATCCTTATCTCCGTTTGCTCTTAGTTTAATTGCGAATTCTTCGATTGGGTCAGGACGACCGAATGAAAGGGGTGACAAGTATGTTTTTCCACCAATGTCATAGTGGAATTGCATTTCAATAAATGGATTATCCGGTACGTGCTTATATGGTACTACACGAATGACCGTTTCACCATTAGTTGGTTTTCACAGGCTTGTGGTTTTGTTTGACTCGCTGTTTAATTGTGTTAGTTTTTTACGAAGTGCATCAAGATTGATTGCTCCCATGGGTGTTCTCCTCTTTTGTTATTTGTCATTTGTCTTTTGTCGATGGCCATTAGTTGTCTTGCAACCTTTTCCATACATTAATATATAGCATATATATTCGCCAAATGCACGTTTATTTTGGGTTTTTTTGAATTATTTTTGAATTATTTTTTAGTAAATCTGGGATAGGATGCTTTCATAAACAAAGTCAGCGTCCTCGTTAACCCAATCAAGCTCCTGCTCAGTTAGGTCACGTCCGTCTATACTCGCCTGTGAAATGAACGCATCACAATAATCTGGGGCGTCTTTGGAATTGATATCTTCTACATAAACATCTTCTAATTTTGATAAGTCTACCACGAACCATGTTCTCCTATAATTACACCACATATGTTGTCATTTCCCTCACACCCTATAATACAACATTTTTCTGCGATATGCAAGAACTA